CCAGACAGTCCGCACTTCTTCTTGCGAGCCCTATACCTGGACCGGGCCAAGGAGATAGCAACCCAGAAGCCATCACAGATTGGAGTGAGCACCTGGGCAATCCTCACCGAGCTACACGACGCACGCTTCTGGGGCATCAACCAGATCCACACACTGCCCACCGGAGCAGACGTCCAGAAGTTCGTGCCATCCAAGACCAACGAGATCATAAAACAAAACCCGGCCATCAAGGAAGGACTGGCAGGGAAGGAGGTGGATGCAGTCGGACAAAAGCAGTTCGGTAAAGCATTTTTATACTACAAAGGAACCCACTCCGAACGAGAAGCCCTCATGCTCTCAAGCGACCGCAACTGGTACGATGAGATAGACAAGTCAGACATGACCCAGATTGGTAACTACGAGTCCCGGCTGGAAGGAGCCGACTCGCTCCGGGAGAAGCGATACATCAGCACGCCAACCATTCCCAACTACGGAGTGAATGAGAAGTTCGAACTCAGTGACCAGAAGTACTGGCGCTTCCCCTGCGGCCACTGCAAGAAGAAGCAACACATGACCTGGCCAGAGAACATCGACATGATCAGGATGGTCTACATCTGCAAGCACTGCCACAAGGAGATCAACAGTGCGATGATACGCCAGGGAGATTGGCAAGCGAAGTTCCCCGGCCGAGACATAAGTGGCTACCAGCTGACCCAGATGATCGCTCCCTGGATCACACCCAAGATGATGGTGGAAGCATACCGGTCAGCAGAGACCGGGAAGAATGACATGACCATGGAGTACTTCTTCAACCACAAGCTGGGACTGCCATACATGGAGAGCAGCACCCAGATACCCAAGAGCCTCGTGCTGCAGAACCTACTACCCGGAAGAGAGCACCTCGAGACAGAAAGCATCATGGGAGTGGACGTTCAGCTGCATGAACTCTACTGCATCATGGGAAGCATGGAAGGCATCTACGGAATCCTCAGGCTCCGGAGCGACGAGGAATACATCCAAAGCAATGGAGTCAGAGGGAAGAGCAAGTGGGACCGGTGGGCGGAAATCATGGACACCTACGGAGTGACCCACTGCGTCATCGATGCTGGATTCACACCAAACGAAGTCGCAGAGAATGCAGCAAAGTTCGAAGGGAGAGTCTGGATGCAATGGTACAAGGAGGATCCCAAGCGAGCCAAGATCATGCGCTGGGCGGAACCCAGCTTCACCTCCAAAGGCAAGACGTTCCAGGAAGAGTACCAGGTCCTCACCGATCGCAACCGAGCCATCGACATGCTGCTGCAGCAAACCAAGCAGGGGTACTTCAAATTCTTCTACGCATCCAACGACCCGGCCATCGACATGCTCATCAAGCACATCGGCACTACCGTGAGCCAGACCGTCACAGATAGATTCGGCCAGGTGAAAAGAGAGTGGGTGAGCAAAGGGAAGGACGACCTACTCCACGCATGGGTGAACTTCATGGTGGCGCAGAACCGACACCAGATGGACCGAGCGAAATAAACAGATAGACACTTGACAACCATGGCAGACTCCTTCGTCCATGTTAGAATTAGACATATGGAAAAAACTGAAATCGAGACTCGACCCTCGACTCCGCTACCGGATGCGGAGGATTTAGCCCAGGAAAAAAGTGCAGAAGAAACCTTCAAGGAACATGAAGAGTCAATGGTGACCCTGTGGAAAAAGCGATTCACACAAGCAGAGACATACAGGCGGCCGTTCATAGAGCGGTCCCTTCGTATGTACAAGCTCTACCGATCATACCGAGAAGCCGTCAACTACGCATACGGAACCAGTCTCATGCCACCGATAGGATTCGAAATCATCGAGACCATCAAGCCGAGACTCGCAGCGGCCGAAGTAAACGTCGACATCTTCCCAACCAAAGCAGAGGACATAAACAACTCAGTCCTGGAGAGATGGGACAACCTGGTGGAGTTCAACTTCCAGGAGATGCAGTTCGATGACAAGAAAATCGATTGGATAGACACCGCACTTAAGTCAGGGAACGGAACCCTCCAAATCATGTGGACCGGAAAGCTCCCGGACGTATCAGTAGTAGACGAGTTCCTCTTCTACCCGGACCCCAAATCAGGCAAGCGACTCAAGGACTCACGGTGGGAAATCAAGCAATCATTCAAGAGCAAGGCAATCATCGAAAAGGACGAACTCGAGCGAGGAGACAATCCTCTCTACGTGGTCAACATCCCGGGAGAAAACGGAGAGCCAACGCCACTGATCAAGCACGCTAAATGGAAGACCATCGAAGATGAGCAACCCAAGGCAGACGACCCACGACTGCAGCGATACCGTATCAATACAAAGAAGATGGGTCAGATCGACAGCAACCAACGCAAGGGAACCACAACCAACGAGAGCGACCCAGAGACCAACGACAAGGAGACTGGGGAACGAGGAGTGGAAATCTTGGAATGCTGGGACCACGTCACCGGGAAGCTACAAGTGATCATGAATCAGCAGCACCTGGTCCGGGACGAAGACAACCCATACGCAAAGATTAACGGCGGCCGAGTCTTCATCGACCTACCGAACATCACACTTCCCCACGAGTATCACGCCATGCCAATCCTCGAACCGGTCGAGACCACCATCAATGAGATAGCAGACAGTAGGAACCAGGCCATGGATGACATCGTGTTCTCCCTGGACCCAATCCGGAAAGTGAAGAAGGGGAAGGGCTATAAAGATAGCGACCTCAAGCACAGCCCAGGAGCCATCTGGTACCTGAACAATGCAGACGACGTAGTCATTGAACGGCCACCAGAGATTAGCCGGATGTGGGTAGAGAAGGATGCCATCCTCCGGAAAGAAGTATCAACATCGCTGGCCTTAAGTGAGTACACCCAAGGAATCCCACAGTCAGGATCAGAACCAAGCTCGAAGGTAGAACTCCTTCTGATGCAGACCAACATTCGATTCAGTCTCATGGTCCGACAGCTCGAGATAGGTATCACGGAAATCGTGAACAGTATGATCCAGATGAACCAGGAGTTTCTCGAAGAAGACATGGCCATGCGAATCCTCGGAGAAGACTTCCGCTTCGATGAGTTCACCCTCGCAGACAAACAGGTGATAGTAGACGCCAGAGTGAGTATCAAACCCAGGCGAGAGAAGAGCCCGGAGCAGGAGAGCAAGGAGGTCCTGGAGATGTACAAACTCTTTGTAGTAGAAGACAAGCCGGAAGGAGAGACAGCCGACGAAGAAGCGGTCCTGACCTGGAAGAAAAAGAAGAACGTGCTCCAGAGATTGATCGTAGAGAAGTTTGGCTACGAAGAGTTCACCGACGTCCTGGCGCCGGAAATGAAGAAGGAATCAAAGGAGCCAAAGAAAGAACCAGCACAACCACCGGCAGCAGCAATGCAGATGCCAGGCGGACCGGGACCACAAGCAGTCCCACCTGGACCACCAGGAGGGATGGTAGGCGCACCGGTAGGAGGAGACTTCCGAAGTAACCTACCGCAACCAGAGGACATCCTGCCGCTGGAACAAACAGCTCTCCCGGGAGCGACGAACCAGATGACAGCACCCCCGGCAGGAGGTGGAGGAATCTCAGGCTTCCTCGGAAGATTATTACAAGGCAGACGTTAATCTAAAAATTATCATGGGAGTACAAATGAAAAACCCCGTCGCAGTTATCCAAGTGATTCCACTAACGGATCATGAAGGCGACGGAAACGCAGCCCTCGAAAGTGCAGCAGTAGACATGCAGCAAGCTGGCTACTACGAAGCAGCCCTCGTCATTGCACAGCTGGGAGCCGTAGGTGCCAACGTAACAGCTCTAACCTTAACAATCGAAGAAGACGACGACTCAGCCTTCGGAGACCCCACAGTGGCCTACGGAGGAGCAGCCATCAGCGTCCTGGCTGGGGATGCAACCTTCACCATGCAGGTGAAACGAACCAAGCGATACATCCGTGCGGTCCTACAACCAACGGAAACCGGAGCAGCTGACAACGTCCAGATTGCAGTGTCAGCCATCCTCAACAACTGGGCGCTACCGTTCAACGTTCGGTAAGGTCGATTTATTTAAAACACTAACCTGAAATAACATCATGGAACCAGAAGAATTGGAAGAAGAAGTAATGGACGAAGAAATTGTGGAGGAAGAGTCAGCCGAAGTAACTATCAGCAATGCGGTAGCAGAGTGCTTCGCAGAAGGTGGTGAAGCCTACGAGATGGGAATCGACGAATCAATCGATGCCGTCATCGCCAAGCTCGAAGGAATGAAGACAGGAGATGCAGAAGC